TTTGTATATTACCACATCTAATTTTATATGTTCTAGCACTTGTACTACCAGAAGCCTCTGAATAAAATACTTGCATATTACCCATACTTGTTGTATCTTTAATAAAGTTAGAAGTAAACGATAATGCGTTTGCATCCGAATCTTTAAATAAACCTGCACCACTTCTAGTACCTGCTGATTGTGAATAAAATATATGTGCCTCAATGTTTATCACACTTGTAGCAGATTTAGGCGTTATAGATAAAGTCATAAATTCACTACCTTCAGTATTTTGAGGTATTGTATCATCTTCAACAAATATAGTTGTTCCTGTTGCAACAGCACCTGTTTGAGTATTAACTTGTTGTAATAATGCGCCACCCTCTTTTTTAGCTACTGATAATGTACCATTCATTCCACCATGCGAAGCACAAATGTAATAAACTGTTGCCTGATTATATGGCACTTCAAAATATAAAATACCAGAAGTTTTATTTTGAGCACTGACACCTGTTGTTACTGTACCATCTGTAGCAATGTGTGTTAAACCTGTTGTTATTCTATCACTTGCCGTGTATGTTGAACCACTAGAAGTTTGTATAACAAAAGGATGTGATCCTGCTAAACCATTTAAATTAAATGCTATTGTTTGACCTTGTTTTGTAAATATTGTAGGATTGTCTTCAGTTCCATAATGTGAAGAAAATCTATAAGCACTTGCACTATTAGAGGTTACATCTATCATTGCAGTTGCACCACCAGGAATATTAATTGTTTTTTCTGCACCTGTACCTGAAGCAGTTACACCCTCACCAACAAAATCTACTGTCGTAGCAGCAGTTGATAATGCTGAACCATCTTCTTCAATTGTTAAAGATGAACCTGCACTTTGGTTACCTGGTTCAAATCTACCATTTGAACTATTGAAAACTAATATTTGACCATTTGTAGGTGCTGATGATGTAATATCTACGTTTGATAATCTACCAATAGATGAGTTTTCTGTAACTATCTCATTCCATGCACCACCTTCAGCAAAAAATGCTTTGGCAGTAGCAGCTTCAGATGCAAACATACCTTGGTAATCTGTTGCACTTGGTAATGCGCCAGTATTAGCAAAGTTAAATCTTATTTTATTTCCTGAACTTGTTAAATTAATTGTTCCAGTTGAACCATCTAAACTTAAATTAGTAATTGTAGTTTGTGTGCCACCTAATGCAATAGCATCATCACCAATAGTTATTGTTGAGTTGGCTAAAGAACCATTTGCTATATTTGTAAGTGTATTGTCTGGACCATTTATTGTTTTATTTGTTAATGTATCTGTAGATGATTCTGTTACAACTGTTGAGTCAACAGCAATTGAAACTCCATCACCTGAAATTGTTGTATCAATACCTGTACCACCATTTACTTTTAAGCTTTCACCTAAAGATATTGTAGTTGTAGATGAACTCTCATCAACCAATGTAATAGCTGAATTAGTTAATGATGAATTTCCTATATTAGATAGTGTGTTACTAGAACCACTAATCGTTTTGTTTGTCAAAGTATCTGTTGATGTTTCTGTAACAATAGAACCATCAGTAGTAAAAGTAATTTCATTACCTGATACTGAAGTTGTTATACCAGAACCACCAGTAAATAATATTCCACCACCTAATGAAATTGTTTGAGCAGAACTATCATCACCTGTAATTGATATGGATGAATTACTTAATGAAGAATTACCAATGTTTGATAATGTGTTTGTAGAACCACTAATACTTTTATTTGTAAAAACGTCAGATGTAGAAGTTGTAACTAAAGCTGAAACACCAGATAACAAGTTTAATTCGGTAGGTGTTGATGTTAATGTAATAGCCGTACCATTACCTATGGCAGTATAAATTTCGTTAAAGTTATCGTTAATTAAATCACCACCATCACGGAGTGTTGTTCCTGTTCCGTCATTAGGTATTGATCCGATATTAATAGTTTGTTTTGCCATCTTTTACTTCTTTTGTTTATATTTATAAGAGATTAAGGAGTTGTATCATCAAAAGTTATTGTTGAACTATCATTATCAATCGTAGCGTCAAATGTTGTTAATGTATTACTAAATTGATTTTTAGGTGTTATTATAGCAAATTCACAAGGTATAGTTAACTTTGTTTTGATACCTCGTCCATCATCATTAGAACATAACAATAGTGTATTATCGTTACCATCTAAAGCTGTTTTTGTTCCAAATGTTACATTTTTACTTAATTCAAATATAGAATAATTAGTGCCATTTATTTTAAATGCTTTTAATGCCTCTCTATTAATTGTTCCGTATCTAGGACCCGCATAAACGTGACCTATTTTTACAAAGTTATTATTAATTGTTCTTCTTTTCCTTGACACATATTCAATATTAATAGCTGGTCTTCTTAAAGTAACATCTCTTGTATTACTAGGAAAATGATCTATTGGTGGTGTATCACCTGGAGTTTCTGTAGTACCCACTTTAGGAGTTGCTCTTAATGATGTACCATCATCAACTGTTCCTAATCTTCTACCTAATAGAGTAAGAAATAGATATTTCAATGATGAGAATATTGGGTCATCAACTGCTCCACTAATTTCACCTATAACAGGAGATTTGATTTTAGCATTGGCAGATAATTCTACATTTACTTGACCAGCAAAATAAAAACCAGCTGTATGCATAGTAGTTTTAAAATCATCACGCCAATCAGAAATTGATCTAGCAACTTGAAGTACATAAGAAAAGTCCTGATAGTATAAACTATCTTGTACTCTTTTTGTGGATTCGGATAAAAATCCATCTTCATTAATAAATGTACCATCCGTATCGGCAACAGCACCAATTACAAGTGACGCTGATGATGCACTAAATTTTGCTATGTTTGCAGTTACACCTGATAAAGAACCTGTTATAACATCATCCTCACTAAACGTACCTGAAGTGTCTTTTATTACAAGTAAACCTCTTGTATTATCCCAACTTACAACTGTACCTGTAGCACTAGCAGATGTAGTTATACTTTCACCACCTGTAAAGTTACCACTAGCAGATACCATTATAAAGTTTTTAAATAATGTAACTGTTGGTGGTGTTGGTGACAATTGATGTGCAAATCCTAATTCAACAATATCTAAATCTAATACACGACCTATTTCTGTACTGAATAATTTTAATACACCACTTGTACCAGATGATGTGTTAATTGTAACTGTTGGTAATGACGTATAACCTGAACCTTTATTGAATAGGAAAACATCAGTAATATCATTTAGATTGCTATTAGTATCAGGTTCCATAACAATTTTATTACCAGAGTAAATGTCACCTCTATTTGTTTCATCTTCTAATACAATATGATCTTCACCTGTTGTACCTGTTGTTCCAGCCTCTTGGGTAAATCCACCATTGACCACTGAAATAAATCCTGCAACTCCAGCTCCATTTGTATTTGTATTATCAAATACTAAATCTTCTCCTACTGCATATCCTGTACCAGCATTATCTATAACTACTTCTGTAACTCCACCTGAACCTATATTACCTGTTTGTATGATAGCTCCATTACCACCACCTGTAATTGTTGTTGCTTCATTGATTGAATGTAATGAACCAGGTTGAGTAATAGATTTTGAAATTGGTATACCAGTAACATTTGCTTTAATTAATATGTCATCTGTATCAGATATTGTACCTCTAACTTCTTCTCCAATTTGAAAAGTGCCATTAATACTATCATCATTTAAAATAAATTCTGATATTTCATTTGATGCTATAATAAATTTTGATACACTTTCTACAATTGCTGTAGCGTTAGATGTTTGACCAGTAATTGTTCTACCAGTTAAATTAGTTGTTTCACCAGCTGATCCAATTGCTCTTAAAACTCTATTTGTTGTAAATTTACCATCGGATACTCTTAATAAATTTTCTCTTGGATATATTGTATCTGATATTTCATTAAATAATAATCTAAAAAATATATTGTGTCCACCTTTTGTACCTTTTAGTTGATACAAAGATTTAATATTTTTAATTAACTTTCTCTTATCTACGTTATCAAATAAATTATCAGGAACTGTATTTAAAAATTCTTCTCTAAAGTTTGATAAAAAATCACTTATCACTCTATCAGGATCACGGAAATTTAATAGCTCTTGTATATTGGTTACAGGATTAGGTCTATACTTTGATATAATTGCAGTTGCATTTGAAGTAGAACCTATAACTAATTCACCAATAGAAAATTTATCTTGTGCTGAAATAAAAAGTCTATTACTATCTAAATCCTCTGTTAATATAACAGATGTTGCTTTAGATGTTTGTCCTGTTATTGTTTCACCTCTAGTAAATTTACCATAAGCAGAATCTTCTAATAATATTTTATCGTCAGCGTCTAATAATGTTCTTTGTGTTCCAATTTTGGAACTATTCATTATTAAATAATTTTGTTGATTAGTTTCTGTTTCTAATTGAATACCACTTGATGAGTTAATATCAGATACAATTAACTCTGCAGACTCCATAAACAAATAATAAGTCTTTAAGAATTGAACAAACTTTGGATGATCTGCCAAAGCAAAATCGGGCAGTTGTGATTCTATAAGATTTGATAATTTATCTGTAAACTTAGCCATTTTTATTAATAGCTAGATGTTGTTGTATATCCTACTCCTGCTTCAGCTGAACCACCTAAAAATGTATCTGCCTCCACTGTGATAGACGAATTAGCAACATCCAACTCTACAATTTGATTTCTTACTGGAACAATATCATTTGAATTTGGTTGAACAGTTAATTCTATTACTGTAGAAGCTGCGCCTCTTACATTTGAAATTGAAGTTACGTTTAACGAATTAATTGTAATTTCACCTGTACTGTAATTTATTGTTCCTTGATTATTATTTACATATGTTCTTACACCACTAACTAATTTGTAACTTCTAATATTACCTGAACCATCATCATCTAAAAAGTGTTCATTTACTGTATCACCACTAACTTTAAATCCTGTTGAACTTAATATACCACCAAGACTAGCACTGTGACCAGAGTGTGGATTATATAATGAATTTCTAAAATAGATAGAATATTTTGTAGAAGAACTTAATGTTGGTGTAAATGATTTTCTAATTTTTAAAGTAGTAATGTTTGATACAATACTAGTATCCGTATTATCTATTGCTGTAGATAGTTTTGAAAATCTAAAAATGCCATCAAATTTTTGTAAAGTTGATGTATTGTAATTGTTCAATGTATCTACCACATCTGATTTTAAAGTTGCAGAAGATTTTGAAGTAACTCTACTATTATATTTTATATTTGATGTTAATAATATAGATGTTGTTTCAGGATCAACAATTACAGGTCTTACAGATGCCACATTGTATGGTTTTAAAGATGTAACTATATTTGCTTTTGTTGTTTCTGTCAATGTAGAACCTGACGCTGCTTTAATAGCAATTTTTACTACACCATATACAGGTGTTTCATCATCTTCCCCACCCCAAGCACTTACTGATATTGCATTAGGATATATACTTCTTACAATTGTTTCATAATCAGAAGTTGTTACAGCTCTATTTTGAGCAGCATAACTTAAAGGTGCATTAAATCTAATTGAGTCTTTTGTTTCTGCTTCTGCACCACCTTGAGATGCTGAGTTAGTTGTAATAGATACATTTGAAAAACCACCAATGTTAGTTGCTAATGTAAATGCAGATGCACTATTTGAATCTTTTTTATTTGTTACTATGTATTCTAAAATTACAATATTACCATCATCTA